TACCTTAGATTCTAAACATAGAGAAGTTACAAATACAATTCAAAAAGAAAAACAGGTTGTAATCCCAAAATTATTAAGTGAAATAAAAAAATTAAAAAATGCCTATAAGTTAAAAAAAAATAAAGATATACCCCTTCAAATAAATGAATTACAAAAGAAAATAGTGAATTTAAAAAAAAAACATAGAAAATATTATGTTCATAATTCATCCTATATTTTCGAATATTTTGAAGAAAAAAAAAACATAAATAATAACAATGGTAAAAATAAGATAGTCACCGATTTTTTTGATTTAACTAAAAAAAAAGATGTTGTTACGGTTAAAAGTAATTCATATAAATATTTATTAAATCAAGATTGTTGTCCCTTAGACATTAATCACTATATAGAAAAAACGGATATATGTAATTCTTGTAATAAAGGTGAAATGATAATGGTTGATTGTGATGGAATAAATATGTGTAATCATTGTTTTAAATATGTAAAAGTATTAATAGAAAATGATAAACCCGTCTATAATGAACCACCTAAAGAAGTTTGTTTTTACGCCTATAAAAGAATCAATCATTTTAGAGAAATCCTATCACAGTTTCAAGCGAAAGAAACGACATATATACCTGATGATATTATAGTAAATATGAAGAATCAAATAAAGAAGGAGAGAAAAGATATTCTCACGTTAACAAATAAACAAACAAAAGAAATGCTAAAAAAATTAGGCTATAATAAATACTATGAACACATACCATTTATTAAAGATAAATTGGGTATTAAACCACCTGTAATGAGTCAAGAATTAGAAGATAGATTGTGTAATTTATTTATAGATATTCAATCTCCTTATTCTAAATATTGCCCTCATGACAGAGTTAATTTTTTAAACTATTATTATACTATTTATAAACTTTGTGAACTGTTAGATCAAACAGAATTTTTGCCCTATTTTCCTATGTTAAAAGATAGAGAAAAAAGAATAGAACAAGATGAAATATGGAAAAAGATATGTAATGAATTAGATTGGGAATTTATATCGACAATATAGATGTAGGTAAATATGTATCTATTATACTAAATGTTGCTGCAGCAATAACACCTATTAATATAATCTCATCACATTTTACCCTTGTTTTTGGTATCGCATATACTGCTATTGAAACTATAAATCCTATCAATAAATATTTGCTAATTCTTTTCACCACTTCGATATAATAGACACTATCCATAAATTATAATGAGATTAATAAAATACTTAAAAATATAATTATATCATAAATAATGTTCTCGAAAAAAACAGATGAGGATTATACTGACCTTCTTGATGAAGATAAACCTATTGCTGGGCAAAAATTTGTTTGTTTGTCCTTTGTATCTCCAGAAAAAATTTTAAAACAAAAAGAAATCTTTTTTTTTGAAGAATATCTTAAAAATTGGGATATGAATAAATCGATGGATAAATTTAATCATTTTCTAAGTTTTATTTCTCATAAATATAATGTTCCTATGGTTGAAATGACACAAGATTTAGATGAATTCTGTAAAGAAGAGAAAGATAATCTTTTTTTAACAAATGTACAAGATGAATTTAAAAGTTTTGTAGACAATAACGAAGAAAAACTTGAAAAAAACTTTAATGAACAAAATACATTTCAGACAAGTGTTCGAGGGATTAAGGTAAGAGGAACTTTTGAAACTCAAGTAGAAGCAGAAACCCATTGTAAAAACATACGAAAGGTAGATCCTAATCATGATGTCTATGTCGGACCGGTTGGCACTTGGGTTCCTTTCCACCCAGAAGCATATAAAACTGGAAAAGTAGAATATTTAGAAGAAGAACTAAATGCTCTCATGAATGAGAAGATTAAGAATGATGAAAAAATTAAAAATGATTTTGACGAAAGAGTTACTGAAACAAAAAAGAATGCGATTGCTGAAAATGTAAAGAAGGCGGAAGAAAGCGGAAATAAATTAACCCAAAATATTGATGAAAATGATAAGCTCTTTAAAATTACTGAAAGTGAACCCCTCCTATAGACCAGTAGAACCAAAACCTCCTACATTTCTTTTTGTTAATTCAAAAAAATCATCATTATCTACAATTTCAATATGAATGGGTCTCAAATCTGGGGCACACAATTGTAAAAGGCGATTGAACTTTTTTATTTCATATGTATCCATAAGATTTCGAAAAGCACCTATAATATTACCTCTATATCCACTGTCAATAATTCCAGTATGATTGGCGACCATTAGAGGCGTTTTTGAAATACTTGAACGTGGATACATATAATAACTGGTAGGAATCCAGTCTTTATCAGAATAAATATGCATTTCGCATTTTATTTTCATATTTATAAAGGATACATTATGTGATTCTATAATACTATCTTCAGGAAAATAAAGGTCAAACCCAGCATTTGGGTAACTTGAATTAATTTCATTATTATGTTTTTCAACAGAGCATTTATATTTTTCTTTTAAATCTTCATTTTCAATAAATAAATAAAGTATGGCATGGTTTTTATTCATTATAATGAATAATTTATTATAATATTTAAATGTTTTAAAATATTATAATTAAATCTCAAAGATATCCATAATTTTAAACAGTGCTTTCATTTGGATTCCTGGTTGTTTTTTTAGATCTTTTAATTCTATAATTATTTTCTTATCTATTTTCTTATCACATTCTTTATACATTAAATATATTGTATCAAGAATTTCATAATTTACATTCTCTTTCTCTTTGGAAAAATGTATTTTATTTTTTAGTTTTATTATAACATTTGTGATTGTCGGTTCATCAATTACGTTACATAAATATAAATTAATATAAAACATACATAACGATTTTTCATTTTCTATTATTTTCAGTTCTTCACACCATTCATCATAATTATTTTCATTAAATTTCATTTCGTCAATGATTTCAAATGTTTTATCTATGGTTTCATACATAAAAGTATCAAAACTTTTATGAAAATGATGAATCTCTTTATAAAAATTAGCAAATAATTTAGAATAAAATTTATTTTTTCCAAATATTGAAAATATAATAGGAATTAATTTTATAGTTTCGTCGTCCCATTTCATTTGTTTTAGATGCTCATACAATTGCTTTTTCATTTCTTTATATGTATCGTCTGTTGTTTTATTTATAATATTAATAATAATATCTTTGTCATATTCTTTTTTTTTCTTCCTTGTTTTTTTTTGATTATTCTCCTTTAATTCTTCAAATGCACTTTTCATCATACTATTTTGAGTAATTTTATTTTGTAATATATATTGTTCAAATACATCAATATTATAATGAATCATAGATTTAATATATATTTATATTTAATATATTAAATATAAAATAAATATATATATAATGGAATTTGATAATTGGGACGATTTAGATTGTAAAATGGATTTGTTACGAGGTATTTATTCTTATGGATTTGAAAATCCTAGTCCTATACAAAAAAAAGCGATATTACCCATGTTAACTGACCGCGATTTAATCGCGCAAGCCCAATCGGGTACAGGGAAAACTGGTTGTTTTACAGTTGGTATTTTACAAAAAATAGATATAACTATTCAGTCAACACAAGCCATTATTATGGCGCCTACAAGAGAGCTTGCTGAACAAATTATAAATGTATTAAACGCCATTGGTTCCCATATGAAAGGGTTAAAAACACACCTTTTAGTTGGAGGTACAAGAAGTGAATATGATGTAAAAACAATTCAAAATAAGGTTCCTCACGTTATTGTTTGTACACCCGGGAGATTATATGATATGTTTACACGAAATGCGATTGATAGAGAAAATTTAAAATTTTTAGTCATTGATGAAGCGGATGAAATGATGTCACAAGGTTTTCAAGAACAATTATATGAAATTTTTAAATATTTTCCGAATGATATTCAAATTTGTCTTTTTACAGCGACAATACCAGATGAAATAGAAAATATTACTAATAAATTTATGAGAGATCCAGAAAAAATTTTAGTAAAAAAAGATTCGTTAACATTAGAAGGCATTAAACAAAATTATATTCAAATTGAAAATGACCATAATAAATTTGAAGTCATTTGTGATTTATATTCATCAATTAGTGTAACTCAAACCATAATATATTGTAACAGTATTCCTCGTGTTGAAAGATTATACGAGGATATGATAAAAGAAAATTACCCTGTATCCTTTATTCATAGTGGTCTTGATAAAGAATTAAGAAATAAAAATTTTAACGAATTTAAAAATGGGAAAACAAGAATTCTGATTTCCACAGATATTACATCACGAGGTATTGATATTCAACAAGTTAGTACTGTAATTAATTTTGATTTACCTAAAAGTGTTCATGTGTATTTACATAGAATAGGAAGAAGTGGACGCTGGGGACGAAAAGGACGCGGAATTAATCTTGTAACTAAATATGATCTACGACAAGTAAAGACGATTGAGTCACATTATTCCACTGAGATTACCGAATTACAAAATGATTGGTAACTCGTTAATTATTTATTCAAATAGTATAATCTTTATATATGGATCCTTCTTTTAAATTACCTATTGAATATATTGAAAAAAAACATAAAATTAATAAAAACATACAAGGAGATTTAGAACTTGTAACCTATGACCAAAGTGGTGTAAGATTATACAATAAATTATTAGGTTGCGAGAGTAAATATTATGATTTAAATCAAGATTCATGGGTCGAATACTTTACAAGTGATATTGAATTCCTAGAAGATACACAATTATTACTACAAGATAATAGTTTTCCTAAGTATATCGATTGTAATGAAACTTTAAACATTTACAATGAAACAAATAACAAAGATAAAGATGCATTTCATCATAAATATGATTATATTGATTATGATACATTAAAGCCGTTAAATGAAAATACACAATTTTTACAATTTTTTAGTTTATATAATATCAGTTCTCCTATTATTTCATTCATTACACCGATTATATTTATAATTATGCCTTTTTTTCTTATGAAATTACAGGGTCATTCTTTAAACATTAAAAATTATGTCGACGTTCTTTTAAAAATACTAAAGAATCATAGTATTGGAAAACTTTTTACGATGGATAGTGATTTACCATTAAGTAAAAAGATATACATTGTCATTTCTTTTGGATTCTATATTTTTCAAATATATCAAAATATATTATTTAGTAAACGATTTATAGATAATATGAAACATATTCATTCACATCTATTTACAATTCGTGATTTTATTAAAAACTCAATCGCCAATATGGATAGTATTCACTTAATGAATTATAGTTCATATAAACCATTTATTGAAGATATGATGAGATATAAAAATAAACTTGAAATCATAGGTGATGAATTATTGAACATTTCAGAACCAAAGGTATCAATTGATAAAATGCTACAAATTGGACATGTAATGAAAATATTTTATAAGATGTATATGAATCCTTTATATAAAGAAACAATTCAATATGCTATATATTTTAATGGCTATATCTTAAATATGAATACATTTCAAGATAAAATACAAGACAAAAAAATAAACAAATGTAAATTTACAAATACGATGGATTTTACGAAGTCCTATTTTGCTGAATATGAAAACGAAGATAATGTTAAAAATACATATAATTTTAAGAAAAATATGTTAATTACTGGACCCAACGCATCAGGTAAAACAACAATATTAAAATCAACATTATTTAATATTATTTTATCTCAACAAATTGGATATGGATATTATTCAGAAGCAAATATAAATCCTTATCAACATATACATTCTTATATCAATATACCAGATACATCTGGACGGGATAGTCTTTTTCAATCTGAGGCAAGACGTTGTAAAAATATTTTGGATGATATCAAAAAATATAATAACGACCGACATTTCTGTATTTTTGATGAATTGTTTTCAGGCACAAATCCAATTGAAGCCACGGCTAGTTCATATGGATTTTTATCACATATTAAAAAATATAAAAATGTAAATTGTATGATTACAACACATTTTGTAAAATTATGCAAATTATTGAAAAAAGAAGTTGACATGAGATATATGGATTCACAAAATAATGAAACAGGAATTGAATATACCTATAAAATGAAAAAAGGCGTGAATCATATCAATGGAGGGATACAAATATTAAAAGATATGGATTTCCCCAAAGATATGATTGATTATACTTTAAAAATAAAAAAATAATTATATTTACCAAACATATATTCATTATAATTAATTAATTATCTATCCGTAATTATTCTGGGTGCGATATTCATTGTCATTAATTCTTGAAATAATAGTTTACACGCATATGGAATTTCAACATAAGAGAAATCCACTGTATTTTCACACGTTTTACATAAATGAATATGTTTTTCATCATTATATGATGCGACAAGACCACATTTATTACAAATATGTACTGAGAATGAATCAGACGCATCATATAACCGCCCTTTATTGAATCTTGCTGCGCCGTGGGATAACATACAATCTCTTTCCATTTCTCCATATCGTAGACCTCCTTCTCGCGTTCTACCTTCTGCTGGCTGCCGCGTAAGATTTACCATGGGACCAATACTTCTATAATGAATTTTATCAGAAACCATATGTTTTAACCTTTGATAAAAGACTGGACCAATAAATATAGATGTTTCCATTTGTTCTCCAGTTAATCCATTATACATTAAATCATTGCCCTTAGATTCATATCCAACATTTTGTAATTCTTTACAAATATCTTTAATTTCGTGATTCCCAAAACTTGTACCATCTCCAAATAAACCTAATTCAAGTAGAACCTTTCCTAATAATGTTTCTTTTAACTGCGCAATGGTCATTCTAGATGGAATAGCGTGTGGATTAATAATAATATCTGGTTTAATACCATTAGATGTATAGGGCATATCACATTCAGGAATAATATTACCAACAGTTCCTTTTTGCCCATGTCTTGAACTAAATTTATCACCAATGGTTGGTTTTCTGTGAGCCCGAATTTTTACTTTACAAAATCGATACCCATCGCCATTGCGGTCGATATAATTTTTATCAATATAGCATTCTTCGTTTGTTCTATAGACAAGACTTTTATCTTGATATTTAATCACTTGCATATGGTCATTTTTAGCGTCTTTGATTGGTAATACTTTTGATAGAATAACATCTCTATTTTCAACTAATGTATTTTCTTTCATAATTCCATCCGAAGATACTTTTGAATAATTTCCAAATTTAACACCTTTTGTTTTTTGTTTATCTGGTCTGCATCGTATTTCTTCATCTCCATGTATTTTTTTGTCTTCATCTTTTTCTGTGTGATAAATCGTTGCTTGAAATAAACCTCTATCAATAGAACCTTTATTTAATAGAACACTATCTTCTTGATTATAACCAGTATGTGTCATAATTGCTACAATCACTTGTGACCCAGAAGGAATTTTGTTTAAATGTAACATATTCATAATTCTTGTTTCAACAAGAGGTCGCATAGGATAAGTTAATACATATGCGGTTTTATCCATTCGTTCTTTATAATTTGTTACATAAACACCCATTGCTTGTTTACCCATAGCACATTGGTATGTATTTCTGGGGGATTGATTATGTTCAGGAAATGGAATACACGAAGCTAAAATGCCGAAAATTGTACTAGGATGTATTTCGCAATGAGTATAATTATATATAAATTTATCACTGGATTTAGTTAAAACTTTTTCGTTTAACGCAATCATACTTACATTCTGTTCAGAAGGATCAATATATTCGATAACACTCTCATCGATCTTAAAGTTCGTCAGTAAATCATCCCATAACATTTCTTTATTTCTAACTCTTTTAATTATATTTTTTGTAATTAATAATTTGTTGTTTTTTACTTTAAATAAAGGACGAATTAATCTACCACCATCATTACAAATTCTAATTTCTAAGCGCTTAATATCAAATATAATACCAATATATATATTTAAAATTCCACAACTCTTTAATTTTTTTAAATGTTTAAATAATTCAATAGGTTTTATAGCATTTCCAACCCATGACCCGTTTATAAATACTTTAACACCCAAAAATAATTCTTTTTTTGTGATATCATTAAAATTATGAACTTTATCTTGAATTATATCATAAATAGGTGTGCTATTTGTATGGATTGTAATGTGAGACATATAACTTAAATTTTTTACGACACCAACCGATTGCCCTTCTGGTGTTTCTGCCGGACATAAAAATCCCCATGAAGTATTATGTAATTTTCTGGGAGGAATTAATTTACCAGATTTATCAATAGGTGTATTAATTCTCCTAAGATGACTTAATCCAGAAATATAAGTGAGTCTATTTAAAACTTGCGCAACTCCCACTTTATTACTTGCACTTGTTTGTTTTATACCAAAATCGCCTGTAGCTAGCGCCCGTTTGATACCGTTTTCTATGGTATTCGATTTAATAATTTTATAAATATTTGTAGTATTTACAATATTTAAATAATCCTCAGTGGATTTCCATGAACCATTATTAATTTCTCGAACAATTTGTTTTTGCATATCTTTGACTAATTTATTGAAATAATTTCTGAATAGATTATTTAATAATACTCCGGTTAAATCAATACGCTTATTTAAATATGAATCTCGGTCATCTTCATTAAACCACCCAATTGATGTTTTAATAAGTCTGTTTGCCATATAACCCATAAAATAAATTTTTTCTTCTCTCGTGCGACAATGGGGAAATAAATCAGTATCCAGTACATCTTTTGTAAATTTAATTTTTTTACTATCTCCCATTTCTTTTGTCATATTGATTGGTGTATACATTGCGTATTGTTTTATATAATTAAAAGCATCTTCTTTTGTCATATAGTCAGAAGCATCAACAATCGACGCCCGGATACAATCTAACAAATTTTTATTTTCTTGATTTTCAATATCGATTACAATATATTCTGTAATTTCTTTGTCTGTTACAATACCAATGGCTCTAAATAATATAAATAAGGGGATGGGATTTTTAATTCTAGGAATTTGTATCATAATGGGATAACCAATACCATTGTTTTTACTAGATATCATCATAGAGATTTGTTTAGGAGAAATACATTTAAAATCAGGAACAGATTTAATTTCTGCTGTCCATAACCATTTTGTATTATTCTTTTGACTTTTAAAACATTGAACCTGATTTTCCGCGGCGCGTTCTTGTCCTAAGCAAGTCTTTTCTGAACCATTAATAATAAAATATCCTCCCGCATCCATCTCACATTCTCCGGTAACATGAGATGATATATGACTATATTGTTTTAAAACACAAATACTCGATTTTAACATAATAGGAATTTTACCAATATGTATATTTTCTAGGGTCTTATACATAATATTTTCGGATTCAAGATTTACACCACCACGAATGATATATTTAATTTTTAAATCTATAGTCATATTGGATGCATATGTAAAATTTCTTAATCTGGCTTCTTGTGGAAACATAATTTTACTGGCTCCATTATTTTCATGTATTTTTGGCCTTGTAATTTTAAAGTTTTCAAAAGAGATAAATAATTCAAGATTATATTTTTTGGATTCTTGAATATAATCTTGTTCTGAATGTACGCAAATATTATTAAACATATTAATCGTTTTTGGAATTTGTTGTTCTACAAAGTCATTATAAGATTCGATTTGATGTCTTACCATTTGTTCTAGATGATTTCCTTGAAAATAACTTTCAATAACATCCCAAGGTTCTTGATGATTAAGCGCCATTACATTTTAATATAATGAATATTTTAAATCAATTTATTTATTTATTCGTTTTTTAAATATCTATCTATTCTTTCATATAGTATGTCAACCAAAATGATAAAATTAAATCCTGAATTT